TTTAAACCTTGTGCAGTTTTAGTTACACCAGTTCTAGATTCTTTGACAGCATCAAGATAACCTAACATACCACTAGCTTGTTCTGTAATTGGTTGAGCCTGTATAGGCATCATTACATTTTGTGGTGGTTGTTTAGTTCTTACAATACCTCCAGGTCTATTGGTAAGTAGATCATCCATAGCTACTTGACCATCTTGTATTGCAACTCTATTGTTATTAGTTAGATACATGTTATCTAACATTTGTCTCATAACAGTAGATTTAATTAATTGTATATCTTCTACTAGTTCTGCAATAGATCTACCATGAAATCTGTGAGGCATGATAACTGGAGTCATAGATATAAAAGGCATTGTATCTACTTCTTCTATATCTAAAATTTTTGTAGCTTCTCCTGCAGTAGTAATTTTAAGTAATTCAGCTACACCATCTTCATCTGCATCCATTCTCAAATATGATTCATGGATCAATACATCTTGTGTAGATTCATCACCATCTGTTTGACCATGAGAAAAGTCTACGTTTTGATGTCTTACAAATTTATCTTCTGTATAATAATCAGTATCACCAGTTGGTAAAGATGCAACTAGATCTGCATCATATCCCATTTCAATTAATTCTGATTTAGTCTTTTGTGTTCTATGACAAACAAAGTTTGCACTATCAATAGACTTACATCTTCTTTCAATTAAAAATTCTTCAGGTGGTACAGGCTCTATTCTAACCTGACCATATAATTTTGTTCTTTGAATAACTACATCATGTAGTTTGATCTTATCAATCTCTTTACCTCTATCATCTGTAATAGGTTCTTCATATTCAGTATGATTGGTAACTTTTACTTCTGCATCTTCTACAAGATCATTGAACTCATCTTCAGTTAATCTTGTATATTCTTCTCTTTCAGTTTTTTTAGAATCATCCCAAAATACTTTTAAGATTCCATTCTTTTGTATCAATGCATCTTTGAATGCAGAATATAATGCTAAGAATCCATTATTTTGTTTATAAAAAATATGATTCAAATAATCTGAACATTGTCTAGCCATTTCTTCATCTTCAGGCCCAACACCTTCACATTCAAATACATTATCACCAGCAGTAAAGATCTTCATTAAAGAAGGCATTAAACTTTCTACTGTGTCCAGGACATCGTTAGAAACAACTTGAGAACGCCCTTCTTGTTCATTACCAAGAGGCATTCCTAAATAATATTCTAATGATTTTTTTCTTCTTGCTACAAGCTCACCACCAATATAACCTGATGCTTGATGTATCTCGCTTGATAATACTCTTAATATTTCGTCTTGTGATTTCATACTACATATTTTGTATCTACATTAATTGGTGCATCCCAGTCTGTTGTGTCTATTGGTTCTGCAACACATCCATACCTAAAGCTGTCAGCTGCATGTGAACACCAGTTGTGTAGAGGTTTGTTTTTAAATACTTGGTTCTTTTCATCCCATTGTTTTCTGTATTGACGTAATGCATCTAATCCTACTTTACATTTTTCTCTATCAAAGTAACAATTAGGTAATGCATTTCTAACAGATTCAATACCATGATCAACTTCTAACTTTGGAGCTATATCAAAATCTATACCTAGTTCATTTGCAACTTCAAGTCTAGATTTTCCAGTTCCAAGTTCTCTTGCCATTATATCATGAGGAGCAATATGACAGGCATAATCATAGTTCTTCTCTTTTAATACATCTGCATAGTGAGCTAAAGATTCACCAGAAGTTTCATAATAATCTACTAGATGTATCTCTTGTCCAACTCTTTGTGCAAACCATATTGCAGTAGAATCTCCAATCCCTAAATCCCACCACGTTTCTATACCTACATTTGTATCTACAGGCACGTAGCCGATTCTTCCATCCTTCTCGGCTTTTGTTATTAATCGACCATAATAACTACCAGACACAGCTGCAGTAAATGAACATTCAAACTCTTGTTCATATTGTTCAGGTGTCATGATTGAACGTGCCTGTTCCAGCTCCTCAACTGGAATTACTTTTGTATCTGATGCTCGATATAATTTTCCATACCAATCATCATGACCTCTCAAAGCAAAATCATATACTTCCCAAAACTGATTATGCCCCATAGGTGTACCAATAAAAAGGACCCATCCTAATTTATCAGCTACAGCAGGTCTAACAATTTCTGTCCATACTCTTGGAGCCATGATAGCATACTCATCGAGTACAACTGCATCAAATCCCAACCCCCTGATAGAGTCTGGATTGTCTGCTCCAAATATTTGTATACGTGATCCATTAAATAAATCTATCCTTAGTTCTGATTCATTTCTAGTTCCACCTATTTTTAATAGTGGTTGTGTGTAAAATTTTAAATATTCCCAAGCAATTGATTTACCTTGACGATATGTCGGAGCTATGAATGCACATAAAGCTCTAGGTTTATCTGCTGCTGTTTTAATTAATTCGTTTATAGATAATACTGATTTACCAAATCGTCTATGACAAACTAAAACGCTAAATCTTTTTCTATTTTTATGAACTTCTAATTGATATTCTCTAGGTCTATATGGTACTTCTACTATCTTAACTTTCTTTTTCCCATTGGACTTTGACTTGGACTGGTTCATCTATGCTCATTTTTGTGTTTGATGATGTAAGTCTTGCATGAACATAAGGTGCTGCTTTTTCTGCTGCATACATTTTACGTTCAGGCGAACTTGCAGGATTGTTTAACACAGATAATAAATAATCTAAAGGAGAATGATTATATTTTTCTGCCATCTCCTGCATTGTTTTCCATAGCTTCTTAGATTTGGAACCTACTGGTCTACCAGCACCTTCTCTTTTACCACCATGTTTTATTTCATTCTCATGTGATTTATCTTCAGCAGTACCTTTAGTTTGCATAAATTTAATTTTGTCTTCCATATTTATCAAATCTTTTTGTTGTAGGAAACTTAAATGGTTTTCTTTCTGATGCTTTTTTAATAGCTGCACCAGCACCAAAAGCCAAAGTAAGTGGATTAACTGCTACTTTTCCTGCAAACTTTATACCCTTAACAGTACCTTTCTTTAGAAAATCCTTAATCGGAGTTTTCTTCTTAGGTCTTTTTATAAAGTTTCTGTCGCCTGCGTATATTTTCATTATTTTTTCTTTTTCTTTTTCATTTTGGATTTAATGATCTTTTCTTGTAACTGTTTTGGTAAAGTTCTTTGTTTTGCTGTAAGCATAGCTTTACCTGTCATTCTAGCTTTCATTAGTATCCTTTCATTTTTTTAACTTTCATACCCTTTTTTTTAGCAGCTTTCTTAGCAGCCATCTTACCTTTTTTTGTGTAAGGGTATTTTTTCTTTCCTACCATTGGCATAGTTTTTATCCTTTCAATAATCCACGCATAGCAGCATCTCTTGTTGTAGGCATAGCCATTTGATTTGGTCTTTTGCCCATCTGTGCCATTTGTGGGGTTGGTTGTTGAAGTAAGCCTTGTTGTCTTGCAACTTCAGGCATCATTCTAGATCTCATTATAAGACCTAATTGCTGACCTTCTTCTGGAGAAAGTCTCATCAATTCATCTGCTAGTTTTTCTAATCTATTTTTTGCCATTAACAATTCCACTTTCTTAATGCTTTGTTTATTCTACTATTTGGATCTCTTGCAGTTTTGGCAGAAGTAAGTTTACTTTTCATGCCTTTCATTCTAGCACAGAAACTAGCTCTACGTTTAGCTGCTTTCGATCCTTTTTTTAATTTTGATGGCTTTGTAGTTACTGCCATTTTTAGCTTAGATCCAGGATTAGCACGTCTATATGATGCTATGCCTTTTCTATTCAAACCCCCACTTTTGGATTTGCCTTCTTTTCTTTGCCATGCAGGTGTCTTAGCCATTTTTTCTTTTCCTTCCAGATGCTGTTACTGACCATTTGACTTTTCTTGGGCCAGTTTTTTTACGAGCTTCTGACTTACTTATTCTTCCAGCTACAGATCTTGGTCTACAAGCAGGATAAGGTCTGGTTTTTTTTTCTTTGCCAGATCTTCCAC